CGCCACCAATTCGGAGGCCGTCTGGACCGCTGGCGCCGCGGCGATGACCCTCAAGATCGTCCCCTACGGCGACCAGCCCCTCACGGCCAACGGGACCACCTTCACGCCGAACACGACCCCGCTCTACGACCTGGGCGTGGATGACTTCTTGGTGGACAGCCCGGATGAGGACCCGATCTCAGTCAGCATCACCAGCCCGCAGGACGTGAAGAACTGCGTCCCCGTTGAGTTCGTGAACCGGCTGAATGCCTACAACATCAGCGTCCTGGACGATCCCGAACCTGTGGACGTGGCCCTGAACGGCACGAAGAAGGACTCGCCCATCGTCCTCCATTCGATCACCCGGGCGGCCCACGCGCTCCAGATCAGCCGGATCCGGGCCCAGCGCAACGTGAATGTGCGCCGGACCTACACCTTCCGGGTCGGCTGGCGCTTCATCCTGCTCGAGCCCATGGTCGACTTGGTCACCCTCACCGAGCCCTTCCTTGGCCTGGATCACAAGGTCTGCCGCATCAAGAGTGTCGAGATCCCTGATGAGGGCACCGAAGAGCAGGGCCTCACCATCACGGCCGAGGAGTGGCCCTTCGGGACGGGCACAGCGACCCTCTACACGACCCAGACGGGCGATGGCACGGCCCCTAACGTCAACGCGGATCCTGGAAACGCCAACACCCCCGTGATCTTCGATGTTCCCGCGCTCTACCGGGCCGGAGCGGATGCCGAGGTCATGGTCGCCACCTCCGGAGGGGCGCTCTGGGGCGGCTGTGAGGTGTGGGTTTCCAGCGATGGGACGACCTATGCACAGGCTGGGCAGATCACTGCGCCCGCTCGGCACGGGGTGCTGACCGCTGACATGGCCGCCGGATCAACCCAGCAGGACACCACCTCGACCTGCGCGGTTGACCTCTCAGTCAGCAAGGGCACCTTGCAGAGCGTGGCCGCCCAGGTGGCGCGGGATGGCCTCAGCCTCTGCTGGTGTGACGGGGAGATGTTCACCTACCAGAACGCCACCCTGACCGGCGCGAACGCCTACACCCTCGACACGCTCCTGGTCCGGGGCCTCTGGGGCACGGTGCAGGCCTCTCACCTCAGCGGGAAGACCTTCACCAGGGTAGACGCCGCCCTGGCCCGGGTGACGGTGCCTGCGGCCCGCGTAGGGCAGCTGCTCTACATCAAGCTCGTCTCCGTGAACATCTGGGGCAGCGGGAAGCAGTCCCTCGCCAGCGTTCCGGCCTACACCTTCACGCCCACCCTCCAGACTCTACCGGCGCCCACCAACGTCACGGTGGCGGTCGCAGATACGCCTTTCTGGTGAGGTGACACGATGAGGTTCGAGAAGGACAGTGAAGATGGACTTAGCAGCACGGGTGGTACTGGCGGGGGCCCTGCGATCCTCAAACGACAGTACATCGCCGTGACTTGGGCGTGGCCGTCCAACGTCGCGAATCCGTCCGGCTTTGAGGTTGTAATCTACATCGGCACGGACCCCACCGCCACGGACACCTATGTGGTCCCTCCGCAGAAGTGTCTGGGCACGGATAGACACTTACAGGTGACCGTCTCACCATCAACCAACCTGACGGACATCAATGCGGCTGTGAGGGCGTTGTATGAGTAGATCACCTTGGACCACCAGTTCTGCATCTGGAACCGCCACGGCATCGTTAACTGATCTGGCGACGGGGGCGGCTGTGGCCGCAGCCCAGGCCGCCGCGAATATTGCCCAGTCCGGCATCAACACGATCAACGATCCCGACACCCTGACCACGGGGGAGAAGCCGCAGATCATCCTCGATTACAACGCGATCACGGGCGAGAACGCGGACCTCGTGGCGAAGGCCAATGCCTACGGCGTGGGCCACTCCACCTATGACGCGGCCTATTCCGCGCTGCTGTCCTACCTGCCCACGCTCACCAGCCCCACGGCCTGGAACTCCCTCAGCGGCACCACATCGCTCGGTGCTGGCAACCGCGTGGCCTTGTGGAATCCGAAGTGGACCGCCGTGAAGAATGCCGCCGCCGATCTGCGGAACGCCATCGCGGTGGGCACGGCACAGAACGCGATCAGCACGGCGGCGACGGACGCCACGAACAAGGCCAACGCCGCACAGCTCGCCTCCCAGCCGCATCAGGTCGCGTGGGCCTATGCGGCGAAGCCCGCGCTCCCGAATGCGAGCTATCCCGCAGGCTACTACGCGATCACCACGGACGCCCGCACGGTGCAGGTCAACGCGGCAGGCACGGCGTGGACGGATGTACTTGTGGCAGCGACGGGGCTCTTTGGGAAGGTGTTCGCGAACCAGTTGGCGGTCACAAACTTCGACAACCTCATCCCGAATGGCAACTCCGAGATGGACCTGACTGGTCTGTCTCCTAGCGCATATGAGTGCCAGGGAGTGGTAACCGCCGCGTCCATCGGGTGGCCTGCCAGGTCAGGAACAAAAGTCAGAGCTTTTTCTTCTGGCGGGGGCGGACTCTATTTCGCCGATGTTGCATGTTCTGCTGGAGACTCGTTCTATTTTGAGTCCTACATTTGGAACACCACGGTAGGCAATGCAACCGTCAAGCCCTACATCCTTTTCTTTGATGCAAGCGGAACAGTCACTGGATCAGTCTATGCCCCCAAAGTTCTGGCTGGCGGGGCCTGGATTAAATGTCCTGTATCCGCAACGGCACCCGCAGGAACTACGCATGTGATGTTCCATATCAATTCAGATGCAGGCAATGGCGATTTCATCATTGAAGATCTTTACGCCCGCCGCATGGCCGACGCCTCTCTCATCGTGGACGGCACCCTCCAGGCCCTAGTGGCGCGGGTGCCGCTGCTTTACTCGCTGGACATGCGGAGCGGTTCGGACGCGAGCGGGTACACGCCGGGCACGGCCACCATGCCGCCCATCGGGTACAGGATCAGCGCGAATGGTTTTACTTCGACCTTACTTGGTGGCGCAACATTCACTGCGCAGATGGAACTTGGCTCTGGTGTCAATCTCGCAGGCTACCAGTTGTCTGGTCTGACTGCCCGTTCCATGAGCGCCATCGGTGACAACGGGCAGACCGGCACGTCCTTCCGGTGCTTCTACCGTGGCAGTAATGACCCTGGCACCAATGGCAGCCGCCCCAATATCTCTCGGCTCACCGTCACGCCAACGCTCTACCAGACGGCCAGCCCCTACACGGGACGCCTGGACCTAAAGCTGGCTCCGAGTTCATACACGGATAATCTGGATGGGCTCTCCTACGCCAAGATTGAGTTGTTTACCCAGTCAGCCGCTGGCACATCAGCCACGCTGACCACGAGGGGCGTCTACTATTGCCCACTGCCGGATCGAATCTATTCCAACCCGACGAGCGATTCTGATGCTGGCAATGCGTCCTATGCGACACAGATTGTTGCCGAGTCCGCGCTGTCAGGAGTGCCAGCATGCAAGGTCACACTCTACGGCGTAGCGGGATCGAGCGATACCCACTGCTTCTACGCGGCATCTGGGTGGACTGTTGGTACCGCGCTCACTGACAACGGCACGGCTTGGCCGTCAGGTATCACGGGGGCATCGAGTGGCGGAACTGGATCTGGCACAGGTGGGGGCGGTCTATGTCCCGCCCCTGATGTGCCTTTGCTCATGGCCGACGGCACCGAGAAGCCCGCAGGCGTTATCCGCGTTGGCGACCGTGTTGTGGCCTGGGACGAAGCCGCTGGGTGCGAGTGTGTGGAGGAAGTCACGGGCGCAGTCATGGGCGCGAATCACCGATGGATGCTTGGGCTTTCCAACGGGCGCACGGGCCGGTTCGCTGCTAATCACCGGTTCCTGCTCAGCGATGGCCGCTGGCAAGAACTACAGCACCTAGTGCCAGGCGATGTGCTAACGAACGGCCTAGTCGTAGAATCCGCACGGCCCGACGTTTATGGGCCTGTCGTCAAGATCACCGTCCACCGTGTCCACACTTACACCACGCTGGGCGTGGTGTCCCACAACATCAAGCCTCAATAGCTATAGGAGCCTCCCATGGCCGACGCCCTGCAAACCCTCGCCCTTCTCAACGGAAAGGAGACCGCGCTCATCCAGGCAAAGAACCTGGTGGATCAATGCGCCGCTTCCATCGCCAAACTCCAAGTGGAGAACTACAACACGAAGGTGCCCGTTGTGGCGTCCCTCCAGGGGCTCGACTCCATCGGAGAGTTCTCCAATGTGGACCAACTTTTGCGGCAGGAGCGGTTCGCTGCGAAGTCTGCGAGTGTGGACTACATCAAGGCGAACCCCACCTGCACCGAGGCGGATGCCATCGCTGCATGGACGGCGGCGGGGATCGCGGCCACGGGGCTCCAGGCCCTCATCGTGCCCGCCGAGAACTACGCGGCGCTCTACCGCGCCAACCTCGCCAAGTCCGGGCTGACCCCCGACACCACATGGGAGAGCCAGCGGGCCTGGATCGTTGCGACGGATAAGGCGATCATCATGGGGGCGTGAGATGCAGACCGGCGATCTGGTCATGTTCCGAGGGCGCGGGCCCATCGCCGCCATCATTCACTGGTGGACCCATAGCGCCTGGGACCACTGCGGGGTCCTCTGGGTGGTAGAGGGCGAGCCGTTGGTCCTGGAGGCCCGTGCCATCGGCGGTGCGTCCTGCCACGCACTCCGCAACCGCATGGATGACGGCCCCACTGTCTTCCCCACCGGGCGGACCGTGGACGTGCCCATGGCCCTCCAGCACCTCGGGAACAGTTACTCCGTAAAGGATGCGATCCGGGCGGGCCTAGGAGAGCATGGGGACCATGCAGGCTGGGAGTGTGCCGAGTTCGCCGCCATGCTTCTTGGCCTGGACCACGAGGCGCGAGGGTGGACGCCGCAGGGGTTGGTGGGCTACCTGGTGGACGAACGGCGGACGAACGGATAGACCGCGCTGCCGGGTTCGCCTGCATTTTCAATCACTTACGGGCCGTCGCCAACGGATTTTGAGTCCGTCGCGTCTGCCATTTCGCCACACCGGCTGGAGGGCCAGGATAGCGCAGCGGCGGGGCTTTTCAAATCGCCGTGAGGGGCATGCGGCGGCCCGCGCCGAAGGCCTTGGGG